GACGCCTTCGGCCGGGTGTGCGAGGTGGTGCGCAAGTTCGGGCTGAAGGCGCGGGCGGCGATCAAGCTTTTCGGGGCCGATGCCTTGCCGCCGAAGGTGCATGAGATGGCCGAGAAGGGCGACCAGGGCAAGATCTGGTTCTATCACCATGTCCAGCCCAACGACGCCTATGTGAAGGGCCGCCTTGGGCCGAAGGGCAAGCGCTGGCTGTCCGTCTATGCCTGCGAGATCGACTGCGCCCTGGTGCGTGTGAAGGGGTTCGACGAGATGCCCTTTGACGTGGCCCGGTGGGAGGTCGAAAGCGGGTTCACCTGTGGCACCGGGCCCGGCTTCATCGCGCTCGCCTCGGCCCGGCTGGTGCATCGGATGCACGATGCAACGATCCGCGCCGCCCAATTCGCGGCCGACCCGGTCAAGCTGGCCCCCGACCGTGACGCCTGGCCGCTGAACGGCACGATCCGGGCCGGAACGGTCATCTATGGCGGCGTGAACATGCAGGGCCAGCCCATGGTCCGCAACATGGACACGCACAACGGGATCCAGCTGACCCTGCAGGAAAAGCAGCAGCTGGTCGACGAGATCCGCGACGCGTTCAACTGGTCGCTGATGAACCTGGCGGGCCGGACCGGCATGACCGCGACCGAGGTGATGACCATCCAGGAGGAGCGGCAGCGCCTGATGGCGCCGCATATGGGCCGGGTGCAGCACGAATTCCTTGGCCCCAAGGTCGCCCGGCGGTTTCAGATGCTGTTCCGGGCGGGCCAGATCCCGCCGCCGCCGAAGGAGCTTGAGGGCGCACCTCTTGAGGTCGAATACCTCTCGGCCGCGGCGATGGCGCAGAAGTCGATCGAGGGCGCGAGCATCATCCGCATCCTCGAGGACATCGCCCCGCTGGCCGGCGTCAAGCCGCGCCTCCTCGAGCGGATCGACGAGGACGAGCTCCTCGAGGCACTGCATGCGGCGCGCGGGGCACCGGCGGGCATGCTGCGGTCGCGCGAGGCGACGGACAAGATCGCCCAGGAGCGCGCTGCAGCCGCCGCCCAGGCGCAGCAGATGCAGATGGCGCAGGCCGCCGGCGGCGTGGCAAAGGACATGGCCAATGCGGCGGCGACGGCCGGGATGGTGGGGCCGTGATCGCAGTCCGCGTTCCGTCTTGGCGGCTCGAATTTCCCGTCCGCGCCGACTACTACGGCTACCGTTCTGCCGTTCACGTTGGGCCGTTCCTGATTATGCGGGGGGGCTCAGTATGACCCTGCGCCCCCGCCCCCGCTGGTCGCCCTTGGCGTTCCTGCGCAGCTACACGCCCTCGACCAAGGATGCCGGCGAGGTTGCCCTGCGCTGGACCCGCGCCTTTCGGGCCGAGCCCGAGCTTGCCGCCGACCTGGTGCGCATCGGCGGCGTCGCCAGCACCATCCCCGCGCGCTTTGTCGAGGGGGTGGAGCAGCCCGACCCGATCGACCCGCTGCGCCTGGCCTATGAAGCCGGGCGCCGCGACCTTGCCCTGAAACTTTTGGCCGCCGGAAACATCGGCCAGTACCAGCTTAACCAGCTTCTGGAGCCTCATGATGACTGATTTCCTCGCTCGCCTGCGCGCTGACCGCCGTCTGTTCCGGCCCGAGGACGGCGCGGGCGCCGCACAGGCCGCCGGTGCCGCAGAAGGGGTCGACGCCGGTGGCGGTGCCCCTGCCCCGAAATGGTTCGAAGACCAGCGTTTCACCGAGGCCCACCGGACCGCCATCGCGGCCAAGGGGTTGGCCGAGGTCGAGCCAATGGATGCCCTGGCCCGCGTGATCGACATGCAGATCAACGCCGATCGCAAGCTCGGCCGCCCGGCCGACGAGCTGATCCCGCGGCCGAAGAAGGACCAGGACGTCGCTGCTTGGATGCGCGAGAATGCCGGGTTGTTCGGGATCCCCGAGGCGCCGGAGAAGTACGAGGTCAAGCGGCCAGAAGGCTGGCCGAAGGACGCGAAGTGGGACGATGCGCTTGAGACGCAGGCCCGCAAGGTCGCGCATGAGGAGGGGTTGCCGCCGCGCGCGCTGCAGCGCCTGACCGATGTCTATGCCGGTGCTGTGGGCCGGTTGATGGAAAGCGCGCAGGCCGAGCTGGAAACGGCGCGCACGGCCATGATGGCGGACCTCGAGAGGGATTGGGGCGGCCAGGCGGAGGCGCGGATTACCCGGGCCCAGCAGGCGGCGAGCGTCGTGGGTGAGAAGCTCGGCCTCGACCAGAACGGTATCTTGTCGCTGGTGCAGTCGATCGCACCCAAGACGGGCGACGCCGGGGTGATGCGCCTTTTCGACCTGATCGGCGACATGATGTCGAGCGACACGGGCATCGGCATCGGCAAGGGCGAGGGTTCGCTGGGGATGACGCCAGCCGAGGCTAAACAGAAGATCGCGGAAATGCGTTCGCCCGAGGGGGCCTATGGCAAGGCCTATGCGGCGCAGAACAGGACCGAGATGGCGCGGTTGCAGCCGGAGATCGAGCGGCTTACCAGGATCGCGGCGGGGGGGTGAGACCCCGCCGGCGCAAGCCGGCGAGGTCCCGTTTCTTCAGCCTTCCCGAACCGGCGCCGGGGCCGACGCCTTCACCAAGTTGATCGCAGCAAGGCAATCGATCCGGTTATAGTAACCTTCACCCGAGTTTGCGATGATGCGGCCGTTGGCTGCCACAAGACGCCAGCGATACTGGCGGTTCACGTCGATGTAGAGGACGTACTTCATGATGGAACGATCCTTTCGAGAGTTCCTATTCAGCTACGACTATCAGGGGCAGAGGTACTCGTTCTCTGTCCCCGCGGCTTCCGCAGCAGAAGCTCGCCTGCGGTTGCGCCAGATGGCCTCGGCCGATCTTGATGGCGAGGTTGCTCTGACGCTTCCTTTGCCCTCGCGCCCACCGCGCTGGTTTGCGCGGTTGTTGGGCGCCTGGCGTTCGCAAGGCCGAACAGGGGTTGACGAGGATCGCGGGTCCATGTGACATGGAACCGTGAATTCACAAGCCCTAACCGGCAACCTTCTCCGGCCCTTCGCGTCTGAACCACGCGGAGGGCCGTTTCATTCCTAGAACAAAAAGCGTCCTGAGTCGAGTGGGGTGCCCCTAACTGCAGCGTAACCCTTTGGATAGGCTGCCTCCTCTTGTGTGTTTCTCTAGGTTTAGGGGTTTCGCTGTGCCGGCGGTGGCACATGTGGACAAATTCCTGTTGACATAAGAGCCGTCTTTGAGTTCAGAAATGAGTATCGGGCAACCCGGCATGCCGGGTCCGGTTGATCCAGGTATATTTCTGGCGCCCAGGCCCCGTTAAGGTCAGGTCGGGTCGGTTCGCCGGCAACCCCTCCGAAAACTCACACACCATCGTCAGTTTTCCAAAGGAGGGGGTATGACTTCCCTGCACGCGCGCGCTGAGGCGCACCACATCCAAACTTACCGCGACAACGTCATGATGGTCGCGCAGCAGATGAAAGGCCGCATCCGGCCCGCCATCACCGACGTGCCCGCATCGGGCGAGGCCGTCGCCGCGTCCGACCTGGTCGGCTCGGTCAAGGCCACCCGTACCAGCCCGAACGAGCGGCGGAACATCGAGAACCCGCCCGAAAACTCCCGGCGCTGGCTCGTTTTCCCCGATCCCGTCAAGTCCGGGCAGTACATCTCGACCGCCGAAAAGCTGCAGCGGGCGATGGACCCGACCTCGACCTATGTCCAGGCACACACGGCCGCTGTTGTGCGCGAAGTCGACGATATCGCCATGGGCATCATCCAGGGCGATGATGGCACCTTCTCGGTCACCTCCGGCGGGATCCTCGGCGCGGCCGTTGTCGGCAAGAACCCGGGCGCTGGGACCTCGGCCCTGCCGTCGGCCTGCTACACGCTGGTCAATGGCACCGGTCTTACGCTTGACAAGATCAAGGAAGCCAAGGAACGCCTGACCAAGGACGAATTCGGCCTTGAGGACGACGATCCGCTCTACTGCGCGATCACGCCGAAGCAGGTGACGGACCTCCTGAACCTTGCCGACGGCGATGGCACCGCGCTCAACGCGTTCCAACAGATGCAGCTGCAGAGCGGCAAGCCCACGCCCCTTCTGGGCTTCAACTGGATCGTGACGAACCGCCTGCCCTTGGTCGGCGGCGACCGCTACTGCCCGATCTGGTCGAAGAAAAACATCGTCATGGGCGTCTGGCAGGACATCCAGGGCGAGATGTGGAACGACACCCACGCCGACAACCAGCCTTATGCGCGAGTTCAGGCCTTCGTCGACTGCGTCCGCGTCCAGGACCGCGGCGTCCACGTCATCATCTGCAACG